TAGGCGTAGGTTGTCTGTGTATTCACTAGCGTTGCAGTAGAGATAATATCTAGTGCATTGGCTGCGTCATAGTTGCATTTAAAGTTGATGGATTGTTTAGCGATGTCATTCAAGCTGTAGTCAGGCTCCCATTCGCTAAAGTCTACTCTAGGGAATTGCAATGTTAAGATAGAACTTGTGCCACCGTTCAATTTAATTTCCATAGCACGATAAGTTCCGTTTAACATATAGTCACGGTAAGTATCTGATTCTAGGTTAAGTTCCATTGTACCCTCAACACTAATTTGCTGGTTTAAGATGTCCTCTGGCTCAACTGTTCCCATAACAGAATCAAACACGGTGTTCTTAGCTATAGTAAATTCAAGATTTTTTAGAGATATAGCAGTAGCGGCTGCAAGATCGCCTACGGTTGCTGCTAATTTAACTGCAAGGTGCTGGTGTAGGAATTTAGAGCCAAGTGAAGTAAATACAGGAGTAATACTTGTCCATTCATCAGCAGTTTTTGATTTAAATCCGATTGTATAATTAACTATTCCGTTAGGTTCGACACTAACTTGAAAACTATCAACCATTCCAAGTTTATACATATCACTTCTGTCAGGATCGCTCCAGTATAGCGAAACACTCTGGTGTTGGTTAGTATTGGCTAAAGTATAAGTGTGCGTGTATGGGTTACCACCAGATGGTGTAGGTATCGCACCAAGTACTCCGGTTAGAATAACTCCCAAAGCTTTGTCGTATAGCTGTGCTTCGACTTCACCCTCACCAAACTTCATAACTACATATTTAGAATCACCATCAGCAATCTTACCCATGCCCTGATCTTCTCTGGCCTCTTCAACAGTATCTTTAAAACTCATAGTAGCGAATGGCACCCAGAAGTAATCAGAAGAAGAAGTTGGTGGTACTCCTCTCGAATCTTCTATTGCTAGTGCAAGGCTTCCTCGTCTACCGGCAAACTTTGTCATATTTATTTTCTCCTTAGACTACGGTTACTTCCGTATATACCCTTAATGTTACTTGTGCCGCTTTAGCTATACCGCCCTCGTATTGGTAACGACCCCAGATACAATCTGCTGCGTTTACGAATAACACTGTCGTGTCATTTGGCAAGCTATCTAGCTCAAAGTCAGTATCGACTGCATTTATTATTTCGTCAACAACCTCGCCAACTACTTGCTCGCTATAGTCAAGACGGTCATATTCACTTTCAGGTCTAAAGTTTTGTCCCTCAGAAAATAGCACTGTTACGTCATAAGCATATATCCTAGAGTTCTCAGCGTTAGAGCTAAACTCCCCCTGTAAGTCAGCAGCCGTTACAAATACACACGGCCAGCCTGTAGGGTTAGGCACTTCTGCCGGATACACCTTTTGCACTGAATCAAGAGATTGTATTTTGCCTATAATCTGCTTTTTAATCTCGGTCATTGCTGAATAAATACTCATATTCTTGCTCCAATCGTATCTAATGTATCTTGTACGGCTTTTTCAAACTCGGTATCAGTAAAGCCCTGCGTTATTTCTACTGCGTCAGCTAAGAACGGTCTACCTTTCATAAATCTAGTACCTTCATGCACAAAATAGGCATAATCAGCCGTTGGCTGGATAGTGGCTCTTAATGGCCCTTGAAAATCTGTACGGTGTGAGCGTCTCAAAAATCCAGTTTTAACCGGTGTTATCTTTTGCGATTGACCTTGCACTTTATAACTAACACGTTTAATTGCTTGGCTTAGATTTTTAGTCATTAGATAAGGTGACATTCTAAAAGCTGATTTAATCTGTTGGGCATTCTTAATCTCTATGTGTACGTTCATATCTGGCCGTCCTGACTAACCAATGTGAGTTCTTTATGATCTAAAAGTCCGGCACTAGCGTATTCGATAACACCCTTAACTGAATAGACTTTATCTGTATCAATAATATGTATCTCGTCACCCTCTCGAATATCGACAGAAGTATCAACAAATGCTGTCCAAACCGTACCGTACCTAGAAGCGTCCATGCCTACCCTCTCTGGGTTGCCCTCAGGCTGTATATCAGCCACATAAGCGGTTAACGTGGCACTCATACTATAACGATTAGTAACGCCTATTCTACGCTTTCTAAATATCTCAAACGTAGACGTAGGGAAATAAACTTTAGACATTTAACAAAACCTTTGGTTTTACAGCAATCGGCACTTTGTTCCCAACCTTAACATTGCAATAAAAATGAGCAGGGGCAACATTTTTTGAAGTATTATCACCCCCTTTTGATATAGGTATCAAGTGGTGAATAGTAAAGCTTCTCTTGCTTGGGAATCTCAAATCTAAATCTATCAGTTCGTCACAAACTATACAGACACCCCCAAACCTATTAAATACGTCCATTCGTTTATAGCCATCGTTTGCCACAGAAGAAAGTCTAGCCCTACGCCTTAGTTGTACATCTGCGTGTATTTTTTTATGTTTTTCTGGATTCTTTAACGCCCACAATTTATTCTTTTTTATCACTATTCCTTTGTTTTCTTGATAATATTTTTTTGCGTAATTATTTCTTCGTTCTCTTGTTTTCTCTTTATTCAAGTGATACCTCAATAACGCACTAGCTCTTTTCGCAAGTTTATTTCGTTCATAGTATCTTTTATGCTTGTTATCTGCACTCATAAAGTATCCGCTAGATTGTATTGTTTATATCGACTTAGTAAATCATCAAGTCCGAGTTGGTCAATTAACGAATCGCTAGAGTTGGCACTTGCCTGAAAATACTCGATAGAACGTGAACCCTCTTGTTTTTTCTTAACTGCCGTACCGCTTGCCGAGTTTTCTACATAATAACAAGCCAATGTTACACAAGCCTCTGCTAGATCAGATGGGATAGTAGCGTAGCCGGCTGTATAAGTAACCTGATACATATTCCAGCTATTGGTTGTGTTAAACAGAAGTTCTAACACTCCTGCTGATAAGTCCGTAAAGTATAATTCGCTTTCAATATCAGTAAATGAGCCATCAGAGGTAACCGCACTGCGTCCCTGAAAAGAAGATAATGTAATAACTGGTCGCATTTTAAGTACGATAGTATTTTTACTAACGCCATCATATTGTTCGTTTGTATACGTAGTAGATTTAAAGTGATGGTCACGAGATAGCGAGCAATAGTTTTCAATAAATAAAGTAGCCTGATTTATCTTGCGAATGATCAAGTTATCTTTGCTCGTATCACCAGCGTCAATGCCAAGTGATTCTTTAACGTCTGCGACTGTGCTTAGTGCGTACGATAGTAGGGTTGCCATCTGCTGTCCTGTAATCCGTAGCCGTCATGTCTTTAGTCTTTTCCCCAAAACCTTTATCTATAAGATCATGGGCTTCATTAGGGGTAACGTAGACTGTTTCACCTACTTTATATTGTTTATGTGGTTTGATTATCTTTATTCTAATCATATATTCCTAGTGCTGGCTGTGGGCTTACCACTCAAGTCTGCCAGCGAGACATCCACGCTTTTAAAACGTGATTAACAAGCTAGACTATACAGTTCCCAAGCCACCAACTTCGACAATGCCGTTAGTTAGTGCAAGTTCACCATCTACTCTTGATTCAACCCTTACGAATGTAAGGTTCTTCTCAAATGCAGATGACCCACCAACAGTTGCTTCTGTTGAAACATCAACAGTAACACCTTGTCGGTCAGCTATGTAGTAGTCCCGGAAGTCACCAATGAACATTTTTCCATCACCGATATCGTTCTGTTCGTAAATAGGACGACCACGAAGTACTGGAGATGGGCTGTTAGCCAAACCTGTTAATAGGTATTGGTTATTGCTATCTTTTAGGGTAGCAACTTTAGCCCAAGTGTTCTTGTTAGCAACGCATACAGCATTTCCTCTGTAACCTTGTGGCAACTTGTAAAGTGCCTGAATTATAGTGTCTGCTCGTGAGACATCTGTTAATCCTGCAGTTAGAGTAGTAAATGAGTAGTTGTCGATTCCAGTTGGTTTACCTGATCCGTTACCAGTCCAGAAAGCTTTATCTTCTTCTTCAGCAAGAGCTGTACCCATAAGGCCAGCAATCATGCTTACGATAGAACCACCTGTTCCCAAGCTTGCGTCTGCAACCAATTCGTTAGAAAGGGGTACGATTGAAGCAAGTGAGTAAGGTGTCAAGACGATCTCGCCAAATTGAGCAGTAGATGTGTTCTTTACTGCTGCCTCTGAACGCCAGAAAGTCTTAGGACGGCTTGCAAGAGTTGGTAAGTGGAATGTATCTGTAGACACAGGTATAACTGTAGCTAACTGACGCATGATAGTAGCATCACGTCGATCTTCAACAATCATGTTAGCGAATTCTTCAGGAACAAGGTATCCACCACTAGCTGCTGTACCCTCTACGAGGATTTGTAGCTTTTGGCGATCTTGTCGAATCATTGCTTCTACGAAGTGAATAGACTTTTTGCTAATCATTGTGTTTTGTTTGCCACGTTGTACACGATCTGCAACTTCAACTTTGGTTTCTTCTAGTTTTTTAACAGATACTTCACCCATCTCAGCGTCAACAATCATCTTGTCGCTGCCTGATTTGGTGACTTTTACTTCTGTTTCAGTTTTGTTCAAACCTTTGATGATTTCTTCCATGCGAGAAAGTTTTTCGTCAACCTGGCTATTAGCTTTGTCGGCTAATTTAGTAGCAAGATCTTCAATAGCTTTTTCGTCATCAGATTCATCACCCTCAGCCTTAATGTCGGCTTCGATAGCTTGAAGTTGTTTAACTTCTTCGTCAGTAATAGTACCTGCTGCTTGCTTTTCTCTAAGTTCTTTTAATAGACCCATATTATAAGTCTCCTTTAAGTTCCGAGATTAGCTTTTCACTAGTTCTCTTTATTAGTTTTGCACGGTCAACCGTCTTTTGACTTTTGGATTCTACGATAAGTAGATCCGAAGTCTTAGCTAGGACTTTGCCTAACTGCAATCTCTTGCTAACGATTTCCTGCTTCGACCTTTGCGGTGCGAGGTATTGCAACCCCTTTACCGCAACATTAGCTTGTTCTAACGCTTCTCTAGCCAATTCTTTAGCCTCAATAACCTCAGCTTTAAGCGTTTCCATAGATTCATTTTCATCTCCTACTACTTTATTTATAACTTTACTATCAAAACCAGCGTTCTCTAAACTCTTAACAGCTAACAATCTAGCTTCAGGATTAGCCGGAACAGATACTAGGGATATCTCGAATAATTCTGATTTAGTAATCTGATTGCCATCCATTTCAGTAGGTCTAAAGCCAACAGAAAATGAGTTAAGAATACCGTCAGCCATTAACTGTTTATAACCTCTTAATTCCTCAGTAGCTTCCGATATAAAACCCTTAAACATTAGTTTATTAGTGGCTTTGTCTAGCCAAACACGAGTAGCCTTACCAATAGGTTTGGTGTGATCGTGCATATATAACAGTATTGGGTTCTTTTTAAAGTTCTTTAAATCCCAACCACTTTGTACAACAACCTCGCCTTGCCTATCTTCTACTTCACTTGAAGCAACGGCGGTAAAAACTTCTGCGTCTTTTTCTTTGATTTCTGCTTTTGTATATAGTTTGTTCATGTTTTCCCTTTACTGTTATAAGTAAACCTTAATTTATATTCTCGTCAACAACCT